CTCATATATTAATGAGTGGAAGCATATTACGTACTTGGATGAGGATGAAGTTAATGAGGTTTTAAATTATCTAGAAAATCTCCTAAAAGAAATAAAACGATCAGCATTATGAAAATACTACGACAGAAGATATTTACATTCCAAGATAAAAAAGCTTTCTTAGAGTTTTATAAAGCCACCGGAGGACTTAAACATCTTCCGAAAGGCAAGAAGGGAATGAATGCTAGGGATGTATATAGAATTAATGATATTGCTAGAAAAATAGATTATGGGGATCTTGAAGGCATTAATTATGATGAAGCTAGACAGGTCCTTGAGAGAATGGGATTGCCTGAGTCTGGAAAAGGTATAAAACATCTAATTCAAAAATATAAAAATATATATGATCCAGAATTTCAAAAACGATTTCAAAGAATTCATAATCGGGAAGTGAATCAAATAAAAAATAAGTATGATACTAAACAGGAAAAAGTCGGAGAATTAAATTGGCATTATGGAATTAATTATTCTCCTCGTAATATTGATAGACTTGAAGCAATGTCGAGGAAACTGGAGGATCAAAAAAATACTGAGTTGGCTCCATTTGTTAAGAGAAAGGCACCCAAATCTGCGAGTAAGGTTTATAATAATTCACTGAGGGGGTACGAAGAAGCTGGTCAACGATTAGATAATATAGATCCAATGAAAGATAAAGATTTTATTCCTGGTTCAGAGCCAATGAATTCTATGAACTCTGTGTTTAAAAAACTTAGTAGAGTAACACCAAAAACTCAAATCGAAAGTGGAAATCGTAATAGTTATAACACCTATGATGACATAATTACTGTAAAGCCAGATGCTCACCCATATGTATTGGGTCATGAGGTTGGGCATGCTATTTCATCCAAAAAGGGGCTATCGACTGGACTAGAATTTTCTGGTGACATTAGAAAATTAGCTGAGGAAAATTATGCTAGTTCACAGGCCAATGCTATTCATAATTTAGCAGTTAAGAGAGGGGAAATAACACCAACTTATGCAGAAAGAGGCGAGGGGTATTTAGATGACGCCTTTCAAACCTACCTAAATGCTGGGGTTAGAGATATTAATTATGATATGTATGATAAATTTCCTATTTATAAAAGAAGGAGAAAATAAACCATGAAAATAATTAGAGAAAAAGAATATAGTACTAAAGAGGTATTAAAGGAAGTAAGGGATGGTGCTCTTGTAGGGGGATTTCTTGGAGGAATAGGTACCGGTGCTGTAGGTGGTAATCCAAAGAAAGCATTAATAGGTGCTGGAATTGGTGCTGTTGCTGGAGCTGGATTAGGAGCATACTATGGAATCAGTAAAAACAGAAAACAACAAGCTCTAAATAAAGACAGTAATCGAAAGAATGAGGAAATATTATTAGAATTCGAAAACATTAAACCACAATTACCACCTCAGTATTTTAAATGGGTAGAGGCATTTAAGAAGGTAAAGGTTCCTACTTGGGGTGATGGTGATGAATATGTAGTTCTTTATCCTAGTACACCAAAAGATATAGTTGAATATAGGGAATCTAATATAGTAACATTATTTAGTGACCCTCAAGGATATTGTGAAGTTTCTTGGAACTTAGAAAAGAAATATTTCATATTTGGAAGGGGAAATAAAAAATTCAATAGTTGGTCCCAACTTAAACCCGAACTCATAAAGACTATGGAATCAGAAAATAACGAGACAATAAATATCTTACAAAAAGAGGGTGATACAAAAGGAATAAAAGAAGTAGAGCTGTTAATAAAAACACAAAGATATGAACTACAAAAAATAAACTAATAGAAAATGAAGATACTACGACAAAAAGAATTCGGTTGGTTTTCTTTCAGGTCATCAAATAGCCAAAGAGAGATATCAAATAATAATAGAAAACAGTGGACGGAAGATGAGATAAAGAAGAACTTACCTCCACAATATTTTAAATGGGGAAAAGAATCTACTAAGCTAAAGATATTGCCTGATTATGAATGTTACTTAGGGGCTACTACTATACCATTAATGTTAGAAGAACTTAATAACAATACATATGGAGAGAATATAGTTTCTATAATGGGAAAACAACCTCAACCCCCAAGATTAAGATGCTTTTATTCTTTAAGGGTATTATATAACCTAAGTACCAAAAACTATATTTTTTTACCAACAGATGAAGAAGAATACTCTAAAATACCAGAATCCTATAAAAGAGTATTCACTACTTGGAAAGAGTTGAAAGAGTCTCTATTGGTTTATATGGAGGACTGCTTTATGGAATTAATAGATAATGCATTGGGTGATGGTGATAAATCTCAGGCTAATAAATATGAAGACTGTTGGGTAAAACAACGGAAGGCCTTAGAAAAAATAATATAGATATGAAAATACTAAGAAATAAAACATTCTCTAAAAAAGATAAAAAGAATGATAAAACAAATAAGCTAATTAAAGCAGGTGTTATATCAGCAGCACCTATAGCAATCTCACAAGTAGCAACAAGAATAGATGATAAAGTTGCTAAAAAAGAACATAGAAAAGATGTAAAAAATATTAACGAACAGGCAAAAAAGCTTAAGAAGGAAGCGAGTGATGTAGCTAAGGATAATATAAGAAAGGCTGAGGTTGATATAGGTGTTGGAAAAGTATCTGAAGGAATAGCCTCCGTATTAGACTCAATGGGAATTAAAAGGGAACCAGAATACCCGGAGGAACTACAAAATGAACTTAAAGATAACCTTAGAAAATTCAAAAGTGGTGTAAAAAAGAAATTAGGGGAACACCACAAACAGATAGATGATGTAACAAACGAGAGAATAAGACATAGTGAAGAATACCTAAGAGAAAGGTTAGAAGGAAATAGGAGGGTGAGAAAGGCTGGTGCTATCCTCGCTGCTGTTCCGGCTGGATTAACTATTGCTAGTGTTGCTGCAATGAAGTCCAAAAAGAAAAAACAAGAGAAGCGCAAAAAAGAAGGCGGTAAATAATATTGGGCGGGAGTTCTGATTTTTTACGCCCTAATAAAACCGCCTAAATTATATGCGCTAAAATAAAACAAAATCTATCTCCCCTTTATAAAAAAAATGACATATAGGGGGGGTAGTAAGTTAAATTTTCCCTGTATGTTGTAGAATAAATAATGAAAATACTAAGATTATACAGTAATTATCAGGAAGAAGAAAGATTATATAGTACTGGTAATGATGAACTAGATGAACTTCTGGAACGTGCATTTTGTGACGGCTATGAATATGCACAGAGAGAGTTTGGCAGAACTGGAAAAACTAAAGAGCAGAATAAACAATTCTTCACAAAAGCAGTAGATAGAAAAGCAAGAAGAGCTGAAAATAGAAGAAGAGCAAATTGAAGAGGGTTTTAAACCTGAGAATACGTTTTTTTGCACCAGATCTAGTAGGTAAATCCTTCGATGAGGAGAGAGAACAGTTAAAGTCTGATAGAACTAGGAGGGGAAATGTTAATACTGTTGAGAAAGATTTAGAAAGAGCCTCTAAAAATACAAAGACTAAAAAAAGTACTCTTGGAAAAGCTTGGAATACAGTAGAATCAACTGGAACAAAAGAGCAGTTAGAAAATGAAAAATCTTCTAGAAATATTTTGAGGGCTGGACGAGACTCAACTAAGGATAAATACTCTCATAAGAGTATGGATAATTTAAATGGTCGTATTAACCGGGGTGAGGCAGGAACCCGAGAAGCTTGGAGAATGGATTATGATACTAAAAAAGAGTATCTTAAGAAAAAAGCTGATCTTGGGAAAGAAGAGCTTCATAAGACAAAAAAGTTAAGTAAAGGTGGAAAAGCAGCTCTCATTGGTGTTCCGGTGGCTGCAGCTGCTATAGGTACTGGAGTGGCTATAAAGAAACACCACGATAAAAAGAAAAAGGAACAAGAAGAGGAGAAATAAAAATATTCCCAGAGCCTTTGTTTGGAGGTAGTATTCGATTACACTCTGGGAACTAATATAATATAACTTAAAAATGGAATAAAAATATGATAGTATTAACTTCGCAATTACCTAGTGGGGGATATGGTTATGATTTCCCCTCGATTTCTGTTAGCCCTATGACGTTTTTAGAGCTAACACAATACCTAGAGAATGTACCCAAAGATCCCCTAGAAAAGTACTTATTTGATATAAAATTATTAATTAAGGAAGATAAAAATGTTCTTAACTGTTATGTAATGGATGTTGACTTCTTAATTTTTTATAAGAAGCTTTGTACGGTTTCTGGGGACCTAACTTATGATCTCTCCATAACTTGTCCTGAATGTGGTACTAAGATAAGAAAGAAAATTAATCTAGAAACCGATATACATTTTAAGCAGATTGATGATAAAATAATGAATGGGGCTGTTATAGAGTTGTCGGGGCATAAATATGATGTCACTATTCCTACGGTTTCTGATTTTCTTAAGGTCTTTGAAAAATACTTAAAATATAGAAAAATTACAGACCTTAAAATGATCAAAACTATAGCATTGATGAAGAATTTTGATCTTGACGGAAACCAGATTGAGCAGGATGTATTAGGGGCTGTTCACGAAGATATAACCCTTCTTATGGCTCTTCGTGATATTTACTATGATAGACTAGAACCCCTTGAATTAACTTGTCCAGGATGTATAGAGAAGGGAGAAAGGGGGTTAGTGGCAGTGAGTGTAGAAAATCTCATTGTCGACTTTTTTCGAGACCTCTATAACAATTGCCCAATTGATGGATCTAAAATTTTATTTAAATAAGTTCGTAAAAGCTGATAATATAGAGGGATATACACTTAGTACTTTAAATCAGCTTAGAAAGATACATGATGAGTTCTTAGATAGTTCGGAAGGTATAGATCCAGACTTTCCAGGTTTAACCCTCGGAGATCATGGGGGAGGAGAAAAGATTAGTAAAGGAACTAATGCTTATTCTATTTTTGGTGGAGAAGAAAACATACCGAAGGACTATAAGGGAATTACAGGAGACAGATTAATATTAGAAAAATGAAAATAAAGAGAAAAGATAAGGAAGAAGGATCTGAGAAAAGAGATCTGACTAAGAAAGTAGGAATAGCTAGTTCTTCTATTGTAGGAAGTGGTATAGGTGCTTTATCGGGGTATGGTTTATCAAGAATAGGAGAAGAAAAGAGAAAAAAGAAAATTGCTGATGAACATTACCAAACAAATAAAAATATTTCTAAAAGATTATTAGAGAAAAGAGGGTTGTCTAAAGAAGAAATAGAAGGATATTTAAAAAGCACTGAGCAAAGATTAAAAATGGAGGCAAGGAGAAAAGCTGATGAAGTAAAAACCCCCACAGGAAGAAAGCTAGGATTTATAGTTCCGGGAGCTATTATAGGAGCCACAGCCGGAGGAATAGCTTATGATAAAATAACTAAGAAAAAAAGAAGGAGTAGAGATAATGAAAATAATACGACAAAATAATTACTCTTATCATGAAGCTATTTCCAGGTTTATTCATAAAAAGGGAAGAGACTTAAATTCTCTTGAACAAGCTAGGGTTACCGATGCTCTTGAGGGGAAAATAGAACGGAGGAGAAGAAGACAGGCAAGAAGAGCTAAGAATGTTGGAAAAGCTAAGGTTAATATATTAGGGGCCGAAGGAGGTAGTGCTGGGAATGAAAAAGCACTAGAAAATACGGCCCAGAGAATAGCTAATCAGGACACATTTAATAGGCAAGAAGAAGAGATGATAAAGAGACAAACTAAAAAATTAAAGCTATGAAGATACTACGACAAAAAGAGTTTAACTCAAAGTCTCAAAAAAGGCTTAGAGAGAAATTAGAGGTATCAAAACACCTAAATGAGTTTATGGATACCACAGAACTCAAGGATCTATTAAAAGATGAAAGAGTTCAAAGTGATCCCGAATTAGTCAGCAGAATCCAAAAGTTAGAGGATTTTAATAAGCATGTACATGACGAAATAAAAAGAAATCCAAATCGTCAAAAAACAGGAGAGCCATTAGTGGAGGATACTAAAGTTTTTCTAAAGAAAGTTTCTAGATCTGGGGCACCATCTATAGAGGAGTACGAAAGGAGAGGGGAAACAAAAAAAGGGAACAAGAAATAGCAAACAGAACAAATCGTGGAGTTAAGAAAGTAAAGGAAAAGAAAACACCAATATCACCAGAAGCAAGAAATAGTCCCATGATGGTTGGAATAAGAGAATCAGGTTTAAGTGGAAAATCTAAAGAGGAGTTGGGAAGAAGAAAGCAAGAGAGAAAGAAATCTATCTCTGAGTCAAATCCAATTAAATCCAATAAAGCAAGAGAAGGTTTTATAAAGAAAAACTGGAACAAATTAGGGACAGGGGGAAAGATCGCTACTATTGCTATCCCCACAACTGCAGCTGCTATTGGTACTGGAGTAGCTATAAAGAAACACAACGATAAAAAGAAAAAAGAAGAAGAATAAATAAAAAACTACCTTCCCTTGTAAAAAAAAATAGCATACAGGGGGGGGTAGTAAGTTAAATTTTCCCTGTATGTTGAATGATAAATAATGAAAATAGAAAGATTGTACAGTAATTATCAGGAAGAAGAAAGATTATATAGTACTGGTAATGAGGAATTAGACGATTTACTTGAGAAAGCTTTTTGTGAAGGTTATGAATACGCACAAAGAGAATTTGGAAGAACTGGTTTAAATGCACAACAGGCTAAACGATTCTTTTCTCCCACAGGTAATAGAAAGAAATATAAACGAAATATACTTGAGGAGGCGGAGAAAAAAATTGAGGAAAGAAAAGGTTGGTATCCAGAAAAAGTTAAAAAATTACATAGCGGGAATTTAAAAGAGCGAGATGAGGTTTTAAGGAAAGAAGCAAATGAAATAAGAGACCGAGAACGATTTCCAATAATATTTAAAGAGGATATTGATGGTCGTAAGAATATTAAAGGACAACCCCAAAGAGCTCGGTTAATCTCCCGCGATCAAAATATTCCAACTTCTAAAGGTAATGGTCATTGGGATGAACTTTATACTACCTATAAAAGAGAGGGCTTTGATTCATCTAGAAGAAGTCTAAATGAGAGTAGAAAATCTGATTATAAGAGAATAAAAAAAGAATATCCAAATATACCAGTTGCATAAAATAATCAGAGCCGTGAGATTGAAACATAAATCCAGAATTCATGTTTAGTTCTTCGGCTCTAATAATATGCGCGGTTATAATCTCGCAGCATCATAGGTAGGGGATGTAGTATTCGATTACACTGCGAGATCTAAGGAAAAACTGACGATGAGATAAGCCTATTTTCGAGCATATTTATAGGTGAGGAGGAACAAGATTAGCTAACTTAAGTACTCCTCACATTTTTTAAACATGCTGAAATAAAGAATAAGATAAGAATAATAACATATCTCGGGAAGCAGTTAGAAATAAATATGCTCAATATAACTAAATCATTAACAAAAGAAGAATTAACAGAAAAGTACAAGGATAGAGGGGAGCTTACAGTAGAATTTATACTTTTCGCTTATGAACATTATGGGGATTTACTGGATTTCTCTGATACTTATGTGGAAGATCAGAATAAAGAAACAATATTGGATATAGTGGGGTATTGTAGGGTTAAAGTGGTTCCAAGAGTTTTTATGCTACAACCTGGAACTTTCAGCTATAACATACTTGAAAGAGCTATTGATTTCGTAGATAGGTTGAGAGAAAAGAGAAAAGATGTTACAGTATTACCAAAAGAATCGGTATATATCAATAATTGGACTCATATGGTATTTTATTGTAAAAAACACAATAATAAGTATACTAGTAAACCAAATAATATTATACACGGAAAGATTGCATGTAAAGAATGTTACCTAGAGAATAGAAGCAGATCAAAAAGGATAACAACACTAAAGGGTATTCAAAAAAAGCTAAATAAAAAATATGGAGAGAATAGGTTTACTGTATTAATCGAGGAATCACTTGATGATGGCGTATTGTACAAACGAAAAGATACAAATAAGACGATCAAGAAAACAAATATACACCTTCTTTGTTGTGAGTGTCATAATACATTTATTTATCCGATAGACATAATATCTAAATATATATCTGGAAAAATTAAAGGATTACCTTGTAAAAACTGTGAAGAGCAGATAAATAATGAAAGAAGGCTACAACACTATATCAATAAATTTACTATTCTCAATCAAGAGGAAAAAAGGTATTTAGACTTCGATTTCTCTGAAGCTTATTTAAAATCTGTAATAGTTGGAAAATATCCAACTGCAAAGATTTTTAATATAAAGTGTAATAAGTGTGGAGAACACTTTGATATGTTATATGGAAGTCTCCTAAAGGCAGTAAGTTGTCCACATTGTATAAAGTCAAGTGGAGAACTTATTATTGAAAGTTGGCTTAGAGAGAATAATATTCGATTTAAAAGTCAATTTAGGCTATTGAATGATTCAGTAGTAAATCTAGGACACCCAAGAGGATTACTAATAGATTTTGTAGTAGAGATCGAATCAAAAAGTTATTGGATTGAGTATCATGGAGAACAACATTATGTCTACAGTACTTATTTCAAAAATGATCTTGAAGATTTTTATTCACAACTAAGAAGAGATGAGTTTATAAAACTATACTGTGAGAATAATGGTATTGAATTTCTTGAACTACCTTGGACACTTAAGTCAACAGAAATAACAGCCATATTAGAGGATACCTTAATAAATAATACTCCACATCCATATGAATTTCCAAATATCAAACTAGTCCGTAAAAAAGAATTTCCTGATACTGGACTACATAGAAGTGAATTCTTAAAACAAAATAATATATGAAAGAAAATAAAAACAATATAAATATAGGTGATGATCCTACACTATCTTTACCGTCCATACCAGAAACCATAGTAGAGGAGGAATATAATAAACTTTCCAATGAAGAAAAAATATTAATTGGATGTAAGCTTTTGGGCATGGATCATAAACCAACAACTATCCGGAGATTCTTATGTGATGATTATTTTCTTGGGAGTGAGTTAATTTTTAATCATGGAAAAGCTGTATTTGCTCCTTGGTATGATAAGCTAGAAGAAATATTTCCGAATTCAATAAAAACTAATTATCCCTTTATTTCCTTTTCGGGGTGTGTAGGCAGCGGCAAAAGTTCCATATCGAAAGTAATTGGTTTATATCATCTTCATAGATTAGATTGTTGTTCTAATGTGTATACAAGTCTTGGAATGGCTGGTGGTGTAAAACTTGCGTTTGGTTTTTTCCATGCAAACTTCGAGACTGCTAAAAGGGACTTCAAAAATTATTATGACTTCATTTTTGATACTAGTCCTTATTTTAAGAACCAATATCATAAACCACCCATACGTATAATACCTTCCGGACCAGTATCAGTGGGTGCAGTATTAGGAACACAGCTGGTATTCTCAACTATCTCGGAATGTGGATTTTGGAGACCGCAAGATGGCGTAAATAAAGTTTCTGAAGTCATTACTCGTTATAATTCTCGATTTGCTGATAAGAGATATACTTTCGGCGGAGTAATTTGTGATAGCTCGGCGAAAGATGCTTCTGATGCTGCTCCGAAAAAGTTTGAAGAATTAGTTGATCCGAAAGATCTTATAAAAGTAAAGTGGAGGCAGTGGGATATACGTCCTAATTTATGGAACTATGATGTAGATAAAAGAACGTTCAGATTCTACAAGGGCGACTCGATACAGGGGCCTAGGGTTGTATTAGATGATGAAGATTTGTCAGTTTCTGGATTAGACCCTGACCGGATTATTAATGTTCCCATAGCTGCTAAATTTCAATTTCTTGCAGATCCTATAAGAAACCTAAGAGACTTGGCAGGAGAGGGATATACTGGATCGGAAAGTTTTTTTAATGGAGATCTCAGTCATCTTTTAGCATGTAGTAAATTAAAGAACTACGCGGATGAAGAAATTATAGTAGATTTTTTTGACAATTCGGATAGTATATATTCACACGTAGAATCAATGATATATAGAATTCCACGAGGAACTTCATTATATGTACACTACGATATTGGACTAAAGAAAGATAAAACTGGTATTGCTCTTTGTTATTATGATGGAGAAAAAGAAGTAAGTCCTGGTTATACTCTTCCTAAGTTTAAGATACCCCTCGCTTTTGTAGTCTCTAGGAAGAAAGGACAGGCTACCTCATTAGACCATCTTTATCAATTCCTAAGAGATCTAGTAAAGAATGGTTATATAGTAGAATTTAGTGCTGACTCTTTTGCTAGTGCTGGTATAATTCAGTCCTGTGAGAGAGATGGAATTCCTTATAAACCTCTTTCTGTAGATAAAACGATGGAGGCTTATAATATGCTAAAAAATGTTGTAAATACGGAACGCTTAGAAATTCCTTACATAAACATATTCTTAAGAGAGTGTAGTGAACTGCAAATAACTTACAATGGAAAAAATGCAGAACATTGTAAAGTAGATCACCCTCTCGTATCTAAATGTACTGAATTTGACTACGAAGGAAAAGGTGGGGATAATCCGGGGTCAAAAGATTTAGCAGACAGTGTAGCGGGAGCATTATATAATTGCTACTTACATTACGCACAATATCAAGAACTAGGAATGAATGGTGGAGTAAGCAAAACTATTCAATCATTCTCTTCTCAAACATCATCCGCCCTAGAAGAAACCCAAAAAGTATTCCAGGGTATGTTAAATAATCTGTTCTAAGCGTGGGAATATTTGGTGCAGAGTTTTAGTCTTAGAACCATAACCCAAGACTAGATTTTTGCACCATCCTCACCACGCCCCCCAAAACACCATTCTTTCCTTATAAATGTAATAAATATTTACATTATGAGTAAAAAGAATAAAAATTTTAGAAAGAAAAACAATGACACCAAGAAAAAACAAGAGCTTGGTATAAAAGTTGGTGATTGGTTTGAAATCCCTCAGATTCGTAAAAAATCTAATGGTAAAGTGAGGAGATTTCTTAGGGTTGAATATGTCACTAATCTAGAAATAGGGTTTAAAGAAGTGAACGTAGAACCAACAAATCCAGACGAAGATCACACAATAGAGGTTGAGGAAAGACCTTGGTTGATAAAGTATTTTCACAAAAATGCTGATAGAACCTTCTTTTGGGAAACAGAACAAGATGGTCGTCTAGATTTTGAAAGAAGAGATATAGATGTAGTAAGAAAAGAAGTAACTTATTGCCTTAATTTAGAAGTTGAGGACGAATTACGATATCTTAACTTACTAGAGACAAAACCAGAAGAAAAACTGAAGAAAAGTAATTATCTAAAGTATGTTAAGAATAATGAGGTATATTATCTTAATTCCCCCAAGTATGAGACAAAGAAAATACTTGAACAAGAAAAATTCTGTGTAATAGCCAGTGGAATTACAATTATCAATAACCGAATTAATCATCACTCTTGTAATGGTGATGAGTTAAATCTCATTCGATTAATGTTCGATAAAGAAGAGGAATTTTTCAATAAAGTCACAGAAATAGATGAATATGAGTATCATACTTTATGGCATGATTTGATATAAAACAAACAAAAAAGGAATGATTAAGTATAAAAGCTTAGTCATTCTTTTCTTTAAATATAATATAACATGAAAATACTAAGAACAAAAAATTATTCTCTTAAAGATACCCTAAAGACAATGTTTAGGGGTGCTGTAAAAGAATTAGGAAAGGAATATAAGGATGAGATTGGTGGTGAGACTATTTTCGGAATTTTACCAATCGACCGTTTTGTAGATAAAAGTAGATTCCTAGGAAAGAATTGTACATTTAAGGTTAAGTCTGAAAATTTTGAGGTGGAAGGAAATGCAGACCCTCGAAGTAGTATATTTTGGGATCTTGACTATGAACTTGAACCTACTGAATCTTGTCCTAGAGAGTGGAAATCTTTCTTAATTACTGGTACTTGTAAGGATAAAGAAACAATGGATGCCAGTATTATTTGTAAGGATGGAAAAGTTTTAACGGGAAGGATAATGATAGAACTCCGATAGCCTTATAAATAGTATGAAAAATAATTATATTCCGGTTGATATTGGAAATTATTTTATAGTTAATGGGGAGTTTATTGAAAAAACTTTATATCCAGAAGAAAAAAAAAGAAAAACCTATGATTCCAACTAGTGATTTTTTACTAAGTGAAAAAGTAATCTCTGAGTTTGTCAGTGGGAGATTTTTTAGATGTATAAAACCATTCCTATCTTGGTTAAAAAAAGGAGAAACGTATTGGTTTGAGTACCATAATGACTATAAGTTTGAGATTAGAAGCGATAATGAGTTAGGAAGAAAGTTTGAAATGACAGCCTATCAACTCCTAACGTGTTTTGTTCCTATAGAGTGTGAGACTAATATGAACTATACTATGAGATATTTTCATAAGTTAGGTCAGTTAGGTGTTCATGGATCAAATATATATGATATAATAAAATTTTATGACGAATACAATAAACCTAACCAATAAAAATTAAAAAAGGAGGAGTTAAGGTTAGTGTTTATTTCCCATGTATATTCCTATCCTCGGAGTATGTATCTGTTAATTCAGAACATGGGAGCAAATAATAAAATACAAAGTTATGGGAAAAACACAAGATTTATTGAAGAAAAAATTATTGGAATTAAATATATTAAGATGCGAAATTAGAGAATTAGAAGAAAAACTTGGTCAATTTAAAAACCCAATTCCTCCCGATATAGTTGGTAAAGTAGTAAAGTTTGAGGGAGATTCAAGTTTACTACACACAACTACTTACATAAGAATAACCGATTTTATATATGAGGAACTTAATTTTTCTCACTATTCTGGTATTTGTATAAAAATATCAAAAGAGAAAAGAGATGGAAACGAACAAATTTCGATTAATCCTAATTATACCCTTACAATAGACTGGGAAAATTGGGAGGATGGTTTATATAGTATTGTATCAAGACAGGAATTTGATGAACTCCTAGAAGATTGGTTGGAAAGAAATGCAGATATTTTAAACCGAGAATAAATTATGAAACCTAAAGAAGTAGTAGTTGGTGATACTATTCTTATTACAGGGGAAGATAGGGATAAACTTCCTTATAGACTCATTTTTACGGTATCACAGATAGAACTAGATAACACCCGTACCGTATTTTCTGGTATAGGAATGTATTTTATAAGATCAGGGAGAATAAACGTTGAGAATATAGATTGGTATTCAATACTGTATAAAAACGAAAAAACGGTTAATATAGAAAAAGTAAGCAGCGATAGAGTTAAAACCGAACTTCTTTCAGTTGTAGGAGAATTATGGAAAAATGCCGATATATAATAGATAATCAAGATGTTTTATTGTCAGATCTTTTCAATGACTTAATAAATACAGATCAAACTTTCATAAAAATAAGGTTCAAACTTAAAAATGAAATAAATAAGGATGACTTTTTAGAACAACTTGAGAGAGAGTTGATTCAGAAGTTTGAGGAAAATGAAGACTTTACATTAGATATACAGGAGGATAAGGACTCTTATATATTAATGATGAGTAAAAAAATTTATGAATGAAATAGAAGACTTTGGTTTTCTATTTTATTTTATTTAAGATTTATTGATTATGATAGTATTACGAAAGGGGATCACTTTAGAAGAATATCAACAGAAAGAGTTTGGTATTGTAAGTGATTCTGTAAATAAGCTAAGAGAAAAACTTGCAAATAAACTAACAAAATCGATTGAGGGGAATATAATCGCGAGAGAATATAATATAGGAAATTTGAAAAACGAAGGGATAATAAAACTCCCAAGTAGTAAAGCCGTTAGAACAAATGTATATAAAGAGGCTCAAAAAAGAGGGGCTAGAATTTCCCGCCTAGATATTAAAACTAGCAAAAAACCACAGTTTCCACAAGTTATGACAAATGAGGTGGCAAATAAATTTTCAAACGCAGAAGATATAACTGAAAAGTTTAAAAATAAGCGAAGGAGAGTTAATGGCCTAAGACGATCGACAGAGAGGGGAAAGATGAAGTATCAGATAATAATTCCACCAAGATTACAGGGAATTGACCAAATCTCACATGAAATTGGCCATGTTTCTAATGACCAAAGTAAAAATCTCATAATAAAGTTAATACACAAAAAAGCCGGGGAATCAATACCAGTCTCTAATGAAAACTATGGAATGGTTAAAAGTTTGATGGGAACACATAGGAGGTCTGGAATAAAGAGTGTAATACAGGACATTATAAATGAAGGTAGTATTATAGCTGAGGAAGGGAGAGCGTCTAAGCAAGGATTAAGGGTATTGAGAAAATCAGGTGCTACTAAAAAAGACATAGAAACTGCCAAGAAAAATTATAAACTAGCTCTGGATTCTTACAAAAATAAAGGATTAGCTAACATAAAAACTACAATAAGGAATACGATCCAACCAAAAAACTAACAAAATCGATATGGAAAATAACAAGATAATTATACTAAAGCACCCCATAGAGATCCTTCCTTTATTTTCGTTTATAGATACTTCCTGCGAGGACTTTATGATAATGTTATTGATTCCGAAGGCCTATAAAATACCAGAGGATCTTAATAAGGTAGGAAGAGTTGTTGACTCTACCGTATTAGATGACAAATGGACAGAACTAGATGAGGAGATTGAGGTAAAGGATATAGACATAACCAGGTATACTCTATATAAGCTGTATGGATATTTTACGATACTCTCCAGAATATCATCAATAGAAGAATCCATAATATATGAGTATGTAGATAGAATAATAGCCTATAACAAAGAATATGGAGAGGTAGTGATAGTAAGAAAACCCATTCGACATCCCTCTGATTACCCTCCCTCCGTTGATATTAGTAGTTGTTATCAAATAGCACTAATGATCCCAAAAGAATATAAGCTGCCACAAGACATAGAATCAAAAGGAAAATTTGTAGAGAAAATTAAAGCATGTCGGTGGAGAGATATAGATGGAGTGGGATTATACATGGATATAACAGGGTTTAACATTTTCTTATTCACTTACCCCTTTCTGATACTAAATGAGGAGACTAGTGATAAAAAAATGTTATATAAGTATGTAGATGAAATAATAGCTTATAATAAACAAAACTATGAAACCAGATTACAAAGTATCTAACACTTGTATTCTTATTTATAATTCCTACCTAACACCTAAAAAAGAATACAGGCCGACATTAGAGGAGATTAAAGAAGACTACCCGGATAAAGATATTGTAAAAAATAGAAGTATTACCGGGATGTGCTTAGAGTGGGCTGTTCATAGCTTTTTATACAACGTCCTTAAGTATGAAGAGAAAAGAACGAAAGACACAGATCTAGAGTGGCCAAGGAGTACAAAAGATAAAATACTATATTCTATTCTTGGTATTTTAGTATGGCCATGGTTAAAATAAAAGAAAGGATTAAACATGAAAGTAAAAAGAAAACTTTATTCCGATATTCCCATGACTTTTGAGGTTAAGGAAATAGGAGAAGATAATGAAGGTAAGTTTGCTATAATATCCGCAAAAAATGACATAACCGGAGAAATTATAGAGAAGAAAATGTATGAAAATAAATCCTATGATTCCGAAAAGGATTTTAGTGATTCCGCCGAAGAAATAGGTGCTGGTGTTGCCGCCGGAGGAACTACTTATATATCCAAGAGAAAGAAAAGAAACAAGTCGGAGGAAAACTAATTAATTTCCTTATATATGTAATTAATGAACATATATAATATGACACCAGAAGAAATTTATAGTGAACTTTGTAAAAACAAAGGAATTTCTGAATTAGAAAAAAGATCAGGAGTTTGGTATATAGAAAACACTATAGATGAGTACAGATCTAAACCAACCTCTTATTATCCAACATTGAAAGAAGCAATAGAGGGACTTAAAGAAAGTTCAGATTGGTTCTGCAGTAAGGGAACTGGTACTATATACTATGTTGGATTTGGTATTAATTCCCCTAAAATTGCTGTATATAAAGGGGGTTGGGATAATGAATTTGGAGAAATCCTAATAAAAAAAATGATAGAGAGATAGAAATGTCTTTCTATTTATTTTCATTAATCTTAAATAAACATGATTATACTAAGAAATAAACAGAAACAATTCTCTAAGAAGGATGACAGAGAAATTGTAGATAAAGAAACAGCCGAACGTGGAAGAAAAGAAGGCGTCATCCAGAGAAAACCTAATGGAAAATGGAGTATAATTTCCTATAAAGCTAATCCCCCTAGATGGTGGACCTGTGAAGAAGATTCTAAAGAAAAGTGTGAGGAAATATTAGCTGCCTACCATGCTAACAAACACTAAACATTATGAAAATATTACGACAACAACAAATAGAGCTTAAGGATTTTGATCAGGAGGATATACATAAATTCTATTTATATGCGGGAAAAGATATGTATGATAAATATGAAACACGATCAACTTCGAATAGGTTAAATACTATAAAAAGGGGATCATTTAAGGTTTCTGATATCCCTAAAGAAGAAGTAGAAATTAATTTTCCGGCTAATAATAGAACTTATAAATCCGGATCTCTTATATCTGTTTGGGATCATAAAACTGAACTGGATAGAATGCTTGATATTCCCCTTCATATAAATGATGGAATAATAACTTTCCCGGAGGGTAGTATATATAGACCACTCGCCTCTATTCTCCCTAAATATCATAAGAAGGATTGTGGATGGGAATATATCTTCATTAGAATAGGTGATTATCCCCCAAAACCTATAATTACAGTCCCCCTAAAAAAAGAGGGTTGGGTTAGTTTATATAAAGCCTTCCTCGAGTTCCTGGTTTTCTTACGTTTATTTTATGGTTCCGAGTTTAGAATTATCCTAGATCCAGAGAAAAAACCCGCCGCATATCAAAAACAATTTTCTTCGGTTGTTGCTACTCTAGTCCCCTCGGTTATAAACTTAGGGCTTTCGGGGCTTTCAACTATTATATCTTCCTCTTTATCAATGAGAATAACCTCTTCACGTCAGGGGAGTAGTTTTAATGAAGTAGCTTATAAGAAAATTACGGACTATGCTAAAAAGAATTACTCTGATCTAATTATTGTGAATTTAGGAACTGGATCTTTTTATACTAACCCTAAACGATGGACCAAAGAACAACTAAATCAAATTAAAAAATATGGAGATCAGGATAGAAAACGTACAATTCTAGACTGGATTCTTTGGGCACATAAAAATAATAAACACATCATTTGTTATTCAGAACTTGATAATCCTGTAGCTTTAGCTCATGAAATCGGACACTACTTAATTGAAAAGGAGGGAGGATCTAAAACTTGGTTACAGGCTAATAAACAGAAATTAGTCTTTACTCCTTCTTTTGTTAAGTTTGTAGCCTTCTGTTGTGGAATTGCTGGAAATATTGGAGAATTAATAGGTATAGTCTCTAATCTTCTTCTCTCATCTCCTACTTTATATATTGAATTCTTAGCTTCATATAAGGGAGTTCAGTTGTTAAAAGAATGCGGACTAAGTGAAAAAGATATAGAACAGGCTAAAGAAACATTTAAAGCTGCTTGGGGAACTTATATGTGCGGTACTGTTAGAAAAGGAAGATTTGCAACTTATGGAAAGATATTAGGAGGAATCTTAGGGACTGTAAAAATAGAGGAGTAACTATGAAAATAAAGAGAAAGAAAGATAAGGAGAAAGAGAAAAACAATAACCAATTCATAGATGGAATGAAAAAGGTTGGTGAAGGGTATAAAAAGATAGTAGGAGATAGTCTTAGTGGTCTCATAGGAAAATAAAAGAAAGGATTATTAATGTATAATACTATAAAACAAGGAAGTAAAGGAGAGGATATTAAAAGATTATGTAATCTTCTTGGGATAAAAGAGCGTAATCTATTCGATGACGACTTAGTTAATTCGGTAAAGGGATATCAAAAGAGTCATAACCTAGGAGCAGATGGTATAGTTGGATTTAATACTTGGACCTCTTTACTTACGGAGAAAAAACTTAGGGATCAAAAAGTAGAGGAAGAAGACTATAATATTTATGCTGGAATGTTAGATATAGAGCCAGAAGTATTAAAAGCCGTAGTTAAAGTGGAAACAGGTGGTAAAAGTGGATTCTTGGCTTCTGGAAAATGTTCTATCCTTTTCGAAGCTCAATATATGTATAACCTTCTTAAAGCCTCAGGAAGGAATGACTTACAAGCACTATTAAATAAATACCCAGGAATAATATCAAAAACTTGGAATAAAAGTCTATACAAAGGTGGAGAAAGAGAATGGAATCGTCTTGAAGTTGCCAGAACTATAGATAAAGAAATTGCTGATAAAAGTGCTTCCTGGGGTATGTTTCAAATTATGGGGGCTAATTATAGTAAATGTGGCTGTAATAGTATCCAAGAGTTTGTAAGTCTGATGTGTCGGAGTGAGTATGATCAATTTATACTAGGTATTAAGTATATAAAAAATACTGGACTAATACCATACCTTAAGAATAAGAGTTGGGAAACGTTTGCTAAAAAATATAATGGTCCAGGATATAAAGAGAACAATTACGACACTAAATTAAAAAATGCCTATTATCAATATAGAAATGAAAGTGTTAAGAGAAAATAAGAAATAATAAATAAGCAGGGGATAAATAACTAGTTCCTTGCTTTTTTCTCGTTTCCTTATATATGTTATGATAGAAAAAAAGGTTATTTTGATTCCGGATATACACGGAAAGAGTTTCTGGAAAAATGCATTAGAGTTTATCAAATCAGATTTTCCTGTTATATTTTTAGGAGATTATACAGATCCTTATATTTCTGATAATATAAGTCATCTTGAAGCTTTAAAGAACTTTAAGGAAATCTTAGAAACAACAAAAAACAGAAAGAATGTTGAATTACTTGTTGGAAATCATGATATAGCTTACATTTTTCCAGATGATATAAGAAATAGAAATAGAACCGATTTTAATAACTTTCCATTATTACAAAAACTCTATCAAAGTAATATAGATAGATTTAAATTAGCTATACAAAAAGAAGGTTATATAATTTCTCATGCAGGAATTAATAAGGGATGGTTGGATTTTTCGAAAATTACTACTCAAGACTTAATAAATATTCCACTATCACAAATACTAAAGAAAGTAATAGATAATTTAGAGGTTCTTAGTTACTACAGGGATGAAGATTGGGGAAGTGATTTTGGTTCTATTGTTTGGGCCGATATATTAGAATTTAAAGATAAGACAAATAATATTAAAGCCAATCAAATTGTTGGTCACAGTAAGAGACCAAATCCAATTAGAATAGGGGATGTTGTAGATATAGACTGTGATAGATGTTTTTATATTGATGGAGAGGGAGATATAAGAGATTTAATTAGTAATGAGGTCGTATTATGAGTAAATATTATGAAATCATAAAATCTAATACACAAGTTTTAAGTTCGTATGAGTTATTGCATATAATAAACGATCTCCATATCCCAGATCTAATAACAACTTACGAAAAAGAACTAAACGAACTAGCAAGACAATACCCAAACCTAAGTAATTTATATATCTATAAAGTAGCAGAGAAGAGTATAGAAAGTACTAAAAATCTAAAATCCAAAATTGATTTCATGCCGGGTGATGTTAGGATGATTATTTATAAAATAGGAAATCTAATATACGATTCCAATCTCTTTTATTGTGATTATCATTATTTTGGTAATGACTATCCTATTTCAAAAACAAGGGGAACATTACCACCGGCAATAGTAAGTGTTTTGTTTAATATTTATGGGGTTAATAATTTATTGGATCTTTTAAATGCAATGCGAGATATGAAAGATGATTCAGAATTAGTAGGTAACATAATAAGAGATTTAATATTTTCAAGCCCTATTTTTGGAATACGTCAATATTTTCCTATTAAGAAAAAACTAAAAATACATAAATTTATAGCATATAGAGAAACTATAAATGAAGATATTTTATCTAAACCAGATCTTAAGATAATACTAAAAAGTACCACCGATAAAAGAGTGTTTATTAATACTATTATTGATTGTAATAATTGGAGTATATGTTTTGGAGAGGATCATTTAAGGAATACAATAAGACATTTTGAAGATATTATAAGACTAAGGCTATTAAGAGAAGCAGGAACTAATCTACATAAGAGTTTACTAAAAAAAATGATCCTAGAAGAAAAAAGAAATCAACTAAAAACCTTAAAAATAAAAGAAAAATATAAAAAGTTGATATATAAAAATGCTGGATTATTATAAGATACTAAAAGATAGTAGAAAACTTGGATTTGAACCCAATTATAATTATCGAAATCCTGATATACGTATTAACCAACAAAATACTAGAATAGAAACAGAGGGTGACTTTGTAAGATCATTTATACTTAGTATCGTTAGGGATTATTTTTATGAAAACCTAACGATAACCTATATACCCCCTAAAATGAATGTGGGAACTCATTTATATTCAATAAATAATATAGAATTTATCAAACTCGAGATTGAATCTACAGATGGAAGACCAAAAAATATCTTTGATCCATTTAGAGGAACGTTGGGAATAGCGATAATGGAAGTATTAAAGGAACAGTATAAAGTAGAAGACTTGACTACACTTATTAATGTAATTGATCCAAAAACACCTCTAAATAATATAATAGATATAACAACAGAACTCTTAAGTAATAATCATTACTATGGATTCTTTGGACCAATTAGTATGTGGATTAATCCTCTAAAACTAAAAAAAGATATAAAAATTCATGAATTTAAATTAGAGGACATAAATATTGACAAAATTATCAAACGATCTTTGTGTACTGACGGTAGAGTTGAAATATTAGTTGATGAAAGTGATCCCTATCTATATTTACAAAGTATTACTAATAAGAAAGTAAGGATACCTATTACTGATTTAAGACTTCCTTGGATAATATCATTAAATAAAGAACATTTAATAGAAAGTCTTGATAATCTGTATTTAAGATATACTATAGTTGTAAAAAATTCCCGTAATATAAAGGAAAAAGAAATAGAAAAATTAGAATCAGAAATAAGATTATTAGAAAACAACGTAGAACAAGTTTTTGACCATCTAAATAACTTTCAAGAATATAAAAAAACATTATGGAGAAATTATTAGAATTGAGTGATATTGCACTTATACCAGCAGCAATAACTAGTAATAATAGTAAGGATAATTTTGATTTTGGTGTTGTAGACCCTGCTGATGGATCTATATCATTGCCAATATTTACATCTCCAGTAGACTCTATTATAAATATGTCTAATTGGAAAACTTGGGAAAAAGCGGGAATAAAACCAATCCTTCCAAGAACTATTCCCATTGCTCCAAGATTAGAAGGTTGTCAGTATATGTTTGCTGCCTTCTCTCTGAAAGAAGTAGAGGAGAATTTTTTAGCGCGAGGAAAAAGACAATCACAATATCAGTTTCATATCTGTATTGATGCTGGGAATGGACATGATGTAGGAATTCTTCAAACCTCACTGAAATTAAGACAACTGTACGAGGGTCAGGTTAATATTATGGCTGGAAATATTGGAAATGCAAAAATTTATCCGGATTATTGTAAAGCTAATATTGATTATGTAAGAGTAGGAATGTCTGGGGGAAGCTTATGTATTACTCAAGATAAATACGGTTTTCAAATCCCCCTAGCTTCTTTGCTCCTAGATATTGTAGGCCTTAGAAATACGGCATGTATAGGATTTAAACAAACAAAAGTAATAGCCGACGGAGGAATTTATACTCCTGCCGAAATACTTAAGGCCTTAGCTATAGGAGCAGATTATGTAATGTGTGGAAGAGCGTTTGTAAAAATATTAGAAGCTGCAGGAACCATCTATAGAAAAATAAAAACCCCAGAAGGAGGAGAGGTATTAGAATCAGTATCCCCAGATATAATTAATACTGGAACATTAAAAGAGTTACGGCTAAAAAGATATTATATGGGAAACACAACTGCAGAAGCCGGGGAAAAAAGAGGAGGAAAACCTAGATTCGTTGATGCAAAATCAGAATGGGTAGAAATCAATAATACACTCGAATCCTGGTTAGAAACACTATATGACGTTTTTAATTATGGATTTATGATGTCCGGAAGTAAAAATTGGATAGAATTTAAAAACAATATAAGATTTGGAAGAATTGACTGATATGAAAAAATATATCAAACTAGCAGTAATATTGATCTTCGCTAATTTACTACTATCATGTTCTAAAATCTACCATATAGAAGTTGTAGATAATAATGGATATTTAATGGATTATTGGGGAAGTGTCTGCGAGTATGAAATCAAAGACTCAACACTCTCAATAAATGATGGGATGTTTAGGTATAAATTAAAACCAGGAGAAAATGTAGTTGTGAAATATGATAATTCTTTTGGATTTTGATGGAACTTGTACTTGGCAACTTTCGGAACCTGGCTATGCCCTTGAGGATCCACCAAGAGTCTATGAAGTATTAAATAAATTAATTAGGAATGGACACAAACTTATTCTATGGACATCTAGAAATGATTCCTTAGATAATCCATATAATTACTATGATATCGGAGAACCTAGAGAAGAAACATCATTAAACGAAGCTATTCGATGGTTTAAAGAGAGAAATATTTTATTATCAGGTATTAATGGATACTATGGAGAAGAACAAATCATAGGAACGTCTCGAAAACTATATGGGGACTTACTTATAGACGATATGAGTATTGGGATCCCTCGAATAGAAGGTGAAATAGATTATGTAAGATACTACGATGGGGAAATAGTTAGAAATTACTATACCTATTGTGTAGATTGGATAAGACTTGAAGAAATGTTAATGGATAGGAGAATATTATGAAGATAACTAAAGATTATTTATTCTTTTGGGGAGGAATTTTAAGTAATTGGGCTGAGGTTCCTGGAGGTATTATTTATAATACATTGAAATTTAATACCTCTGAACACCTCTTTATGTGGTTGAAAGCATATTACTTTGGAGATCTGATAGCAATGAAGAAAATAAAGAATGCAAAAACTCCAAGAGAAGCAAAGCAACTCGGAAGAAAAGTAACAGGATTTAATGAAGAAGAGTGGGAAATGGTTAGAGAAGGTATAATGTTAATTGCTATAAGATGTAAAGCAGAGTCTTGGCCTGAATTTAAAAACCTACTCATAAATACTCCACAGACATTCGTAGAAGCTAGCCCATATGACAGGATCTGGGGTATAGGACTTAGTGAAAATAGTCCTGGAATTGAAGATCCAAAAAACTGGGCTGGGGAGAATTTGTTGGGAAAGTGTTTATGTAAGGTTAGAGAGGAATTAAAAAATGTCGGATAAAACAACAGCAAAACTTAATACTTGGATAGATGACATAAAAAATCCCTGTCCAGCCCAATGCTATTATTACTTTAAAAACTCTGAAGATTACTATTGCATATATTTACGTTGGAGACATAATGATCCCTGGAGTGCATCTTTAATAAAATTTAAAGACAAAACACTAGATTGGGATGAGTGTACTTGGTTTGATGTAGATGTAAAAGAATATAAATTTGAGGAACTCAGTAAACTAAAAAGAACTACTAGAAGAAAAGTAAAAGAACTATTAAAATATGAAATCAAAATTATTGAAGAAGCTTAGGTGGGATGCTAAAAATAGTATAGTTCTATATAGAAATAGATTAAAATCAAACTATGAGATCGTAGAGCTATTTACTAGGAATGATTATATAGTCGAATTCGAAATAATAAAAACTGTAGAAAATAAAGAAGAAGCTTATAGGCAACTAATTGAAGAGCGCCGAAAGTTTATTTTAAAAAAATTAGGAAATAAAAGAATACTTAAATAAACTCTATTATATTAAAGATGACATATTACGATATCATTAAAATTAAACAAACTCAAGTACCACAAATTGAGGATATTATTCTTGAGAATAATAAAAAATTATTAACCACATCATCATTCCAAGATACTATAATAGGCCTCATATTGGGTGGGATACTTTCAGATACTATATACCTAAAAAAAATCAAATCTATATATAGTTGTGTTGCATATAAGAT